ATCTGGGATTGCGGACATACGACGTTGTTGATTCGTTTGCAAGGTATCGCGACGACGAACGCGAACCGATCACAAACCCGTTTTGGCGTGCAAGGATTGAGAAGCACAAGCGGTTAAGGCTAGCCGATGCCGCGCAGTGGAGAGTTCGAGACATGGCAGCAGCGTTGCAGCCATCAGTTGTTAAAGCATTTTTGAAAGCATTGAACAATGGCGAAAGCTGAATTGATACTTACTGAGGAACAGGCCATTGCATTCGGGCAGGCGTTACAGACTCCGCTGGTTGCGATTGCAAGGACTGCTGAACTGTCTCGATTACATGGCGATACCGTCGCAAGCCTGTACCGAGTTGCGGCACTAAAGGAGTTTCGCAAAGTCGTATCGGCGGAAGAGATTAAAGCACTTATCATTGCGGCGGCTGGCGACGGCTACGAAGTTGCGGAGTCGGACAAGTTTAAGATTCCGGACGAAGTTAAGCTCGAAGGGGCAGTCAGGGCGATGCAGAAAGGCTACCTGCTCAGCGATGAAGCCGGGCCGCACTTCACCGTGATTCTTGGCAAGGGCGGCGTCTCAGTCCTGATCAAGGAAGCCGGGCATCGTCACAAGTTGCGTCGCGCAGGATGCAAGCAGATCGACGTTGTCTCTGCAGCAAAGCACATGCGGCCACGTCCGAATGCTGGTGGCAAGTTTGACATGATCGTGGAGGGTCGAGCGTCATGCGTGCTAAATGGTGAAGTCATTACCGTGGAGCGTAACGCAGACTTGCCAATCATTTTGCCATGTTGGGAAACGGACGGACCAGATGGACACGAGGCAAAAGCACGTCGGCGGCTGCTGCGTGATCTCTGGGCCAAAGTGTCTGGGGATTTTGAGCCAATTGAGTTGGATGAGGTCGACAGCGAATCACAGGTTGAACAGATTATTGTTCCGGCCAAAGTGATTGAGAGAACGGCTGTCGAGGTCGAAAAAACTGAAACCGAAAAGCACGAGCCATCACTCGCACGCATCCGCAAGATTCTCGCTGACAACCCGGACCAGTTGACGTTCGTTGAATCGGTTTGGAATGAGATCGCAGCAGCAAGGACTCAGGAGAAGCTTGAGGATGCCGGTAAGGAACTGGCGGCGATGAAAGCCAGCGTTAGCCAGCAGGTTCTGAGTCTGGTGCGTCCGTTCTATCAGTCTCGGCAGGCGGAGTTGAAAGGCGGTGCGGCATGAGGCACATCGAAGCCGGTGAGGGATTTAGGCTTCTTACAGTCGGCGAAAAGATCCAGTCAGGCGATTCGTTCCGGCCTCTAGGTCAAGATTGCTGGCTGATGGTTTTCCAGGCGAGAGTCGATCAGGTTGTCACTCAGGGGCACGTTGCGCATCGGCGAAAGATCGTCCCGGACTTGTCTCTGCCGAGTGGCATTGAAGCAATCGTCTGCAGTGACATAACAGCTCGCCAGAGGCTCGGCGTAGAAAAGTACGGAACAACGGTCAGAGACAATCCACTGAGCCTCCGTGAGTGGCTCCAGCATTCGTACGAAGAATGTCTCGATCAGGCGATTTATCTCAGGAGGGCAATCGATGAACTCTAAAAAAACACGATTTCACGACGAATGGTTTGCGGTATACGGCTACGAGATGCCACCACACGTCGAACGGCTTCCGATCGTGCAGATTCAGGAGGCGATTGAGTTTGGCCGGAAGAAGTATCAGCCGGTGAACGAGACGGCTGGCAGCGATGACGATCTAAAGGCTTGGGACGGGCACAAGGAGTTTTGATGAGCCACAACCAACGACTCTACTGGCTAAAGACGCTCGGATTCACCGCACAAGACCGGGGCATCATCCACGGCACGCTCGGAACCTGCTCCTTGGTAACCGGAGAACGCCAAGGCGAGACAGAGGAATTCTGGCTGGCGGCTCGTGATGGATCGGCGTTGGTTCACACCAGCAGCCTCCCAGTGATGACGTGGCAGGAGTTGCAAGCATGGATTGAGGAAAAGCCTGAGGTGAAGAAAACGTTGCCGAAGGAAAGAAATCTTTTCGGAGATGACCAATGGTAGCGCCGGAGCCATTTACCTGCCCCAAATGCGGCGGGCATTACTACGGGTCGATCTGCCAGCGGCGGCCAGATGGATCGTTTTGGAAGGTCGCGGAGGAATGCCACGACCAGCACAGCGTTGGGTGCAAGTACGTGGCGCGGAAAGAAGTGTTGCTTATTGCTGCGAAGCACTTTGATCAAGGAACGTGGCAATCGTGCGCGGAGGGTATTTAGAAAATCCGCAACGTAAAGATGATACGGGCGTGTTGGTTGAGTAGAAGCAGCCTCCACATTAATTTGATTGCATCGGGTTCGCCCGATTTATCGCCCGCTGCTGAAAGGTCTTCTACCCTTTTGGCAGCGGGTTTTTGCATTGGGATGAAGGCTATGACGAAGGGAGAGTTCGAGGCATACAAGGCCGCACAGATTGCCGCACTTCTTGCATGGGACATAAAGCGTCAGGAGGTGGCAAAATGAACTACCCAAAACGCGAGCCGTTCTTTGCTCATAAGTTTGTGCGGTTAATGCACAAGGCGGCTGTTGCTGCAGAGATCGGTCGGGATGCGTTCAGCTTGCTTGTTGTCGTAGCACATACCGAAGACGCGATGCGATATCGCGGGGCTGCAAAGTTCTGGAACTCGCAATTGATCGAAACACTTGGGTTTACAAAGTGGGATCAGTTCGACAAGGCGAGACGCAAGGCAATTGAATCCGGCTGGCTTAGGTACTCCGGCGACGGCAAGCGAACGTCCGGAGAGTATTACGTCACAATTCCAGATGGGTATGAGCAAATCTCAGACACGCCTATTGAGGATACCTGTACGCTTGTGAATCCCGAAAACGGGTATAAACAGGGGTACGATGACGGGTATAAACAGGGGATGATCGAGGGTATAAAGAGGGTACAATGTGGGGTACAATGTGGGGTACAAACAGGGGATGAACAGGGGGAACCTTCTATCCCTATGCCTTTACCTACTCCTGATCTATACACGCCAGGGCGTGATGTCGTAATTCCGGAACACATTAACACAGAACAGTTCCGCAAAATCGTTGGCCGCTTCGTGAATTACACACGGGCGTCATCAAAGACCAACGGCAAGCCAATTCAATCGAACTCAATGGAAGAGCAAGAGCTTTGGCGGATGGTCGGCACATGGAAGGTCGATGCCGATTCGCTATCTGAAGCGGTTAGTGCAGCGATTGTCGGCGGATGGGCAAATCTGCGAAAGCCGACCGGAACCAAGGCATTTGCAAAGTTCACAAAGTTTTCAGACGAATTCGTCGAGGCAATCAAGGCTGCTCAGCAATACCCAACTGATTACGCAACTCGATTGAAAATGCTCGGCGAGCAAAAGTTCGAGGCGTTAAAGCGAACTGGCACTGCAAGGGTTGCTGAGGCCAAAGACTCGCAACTGCAGGCACTTGGGGAAGTATACGACTCGCATTTGAAGGATATCAGGAATGGAATCAAGACAAGCAATTGAGCGGGGAATCATCTGTGCCGCCTTTGACGGGGCAGACGCAGTCGACCGGATCGGAAGCCAAGTCAGCACAATGGACTTCGCTGACATCGCTCTGCGGGCCGTCTGGAACGCTCTGGCGTCGATCGCAGGCGACGGCAAGGCAATTGACCCTGTCCTCGTCTACGAACACATGACGCAACGCGGACGGATGCCGCAACAAATCAGCCTGGAACTCTTGGCCGATCTGTTTTCCGCGCGGTGGGAATCGGCACACATTGATCATTACTGTGCAGCACTTCAGCAGCACGCAGCCACGGATGATGCACATTTGCTTGGCGAGCAACTGGCCCATGAGCCGGTCATTGATCAGGCAGTCATCGACGGCTATATCTCAAAGCTTGATCAGATCCAGCGAGGACGGAAGGACGAAATCAAAACCGTGGCGGATGCAATCCACGGGCTGGAGGAACGCAAGGCAAATCCTCGGGCGATAACGAAAACTGGATTGACGCAACTGGACGACATCCTGAGAGGCGGGCTGCGAGATGGCCAGTCGATTGTGATCGGTGGGCGTCCTGGTGCTGGCAAGTCGGTGTTGATGACTCAGATCGGCGTCGGGGCAGCTCAGTTCGGGGCCGGGGTTCTGATCGTCAGCCTCGAAATGATGAAGGAAGAATTGATTGACCGGCTATCAAAGTCAATTCCATTGGAGACGCTGAGCACGCTGCCGATTTACTTTATCGACTCAACTTCGGATCTCGGAACAATCCAGAGTCTCGTGCGGGTGGCTTGTCGGCGTTACAAGATCGGAGTCATCGTGATTGACTATCTCCAGTTGATGGAGGCTAAGGGCGGACGCAACGAAAGTCGAGAGCGTGAGATTGCGACAATTAGCCGAAGACTGAAGCGGATGGCATTAGACCTGCAGAAGCCGGTGATTGTCGGGAGCCAGTTGAATCGTGAATCGACAAAGAAGGGGAAGCCAACATTGGCAGACCTTCGCGAATCAGGATCGATTGAGCAGGACGCGGATATCGTGTTGCTGCTCAGTGCGAGCGATGACGGGCCTGAGACGTTGCTGCAGATTGCGAAACAGCGAGGCGGCCGGACTGGAGAGATCACTCTCAAACTGGATGGCCCTCGGTTCAGGTTCGATGCAAACGAACCGGACTATTCGCACTTTGAAAACCGATTCGGCAATTGACTTCCCGCAATAAACCTAATAGCTTTTGTGCATGAAAAAGAAAGCCTCAAAAGGTCGCCCGAAACATCCCGCAGGAATGCGAGCCAAGGTCATGTCGCTGTGGATCAGTCCGAAGCGTGAAAAGAAAATTAAGGCCCGCGCAAAACGGCAAGGAGTCAGCGTGTCGGAGGCGATTGGCAGGCTGATTGATGAGGCTGAAGGCTAGCGGAGTGGAACATCCGCTGCTCATGGCGGCATGAAGAAAACATTGGTGTTTTGTCAAAAAGTGGTATCTCTGTTCATTTGGGGAAAACATGGCAGCGAATCAGATAATTTTGAAGCCGGTGGACGCCTACGAGGTGACGACGAAGGACGGCGAATCATTAGGCCAGTTCATCCGTGGGAAGTCGTGGAACGGCATGTCTGAGCTGCGCAACGGCGGCGAGGTGATCATCATTGAGGACGGGTGTGAGTTCCTGTCGATGCTTGATGGCTTGTTCAGCGGTGGAAAGTCTCCGAAGACGGTTTACGTCATCAAGGCATGTCCTCGTGTGACGGATGCACTACTCGCAAAGAAAACGCTGGAACCCGTTGCTTCTTCAGCACCTATTGAGGGTGGTGACAGGTCACCGTTCGAACATCCAAACACGAACGCGCGGTCAGGCATGGGCATTCCGAAGCGATGAGCAGAGGTAATTGCATCCGCGTTTACTTCGACAAAATCGGTGGAAGTGTGATTTTTACTGGACAAATTCGGCGGATTTGACACCGCTGTTGAATTGGGGATTTGTGATGAAATATCTGTCTGTCTGCTCTGGAATCGAGGCCGCTTCTGCTGCCTGGCATCCGCTCGGCTGGCAGGCGGTCGGGTTCAGTGAAATCGAGCCGTTTCCGTGCTCAGTCCTGGAACACAGGTTCCCGCACGTGACGAATTTCGGCGACATGACAAAGTTTGAGGAGTGGCCAATTGAGCCGGGTTCAGCTGATGTTCTCGTGGGAGGCACGCCGTGCCAATCGTTCTCGATCGCGGGCCTGCGCGGTGGTCTTAAAGACGGACGCGGAAACCTCGCACTCACCTATTGTCGAATTGTTCAAAAGCTACAGCCGAAATGGTTCGTTTGGGAAAACGTCCCCGGCGTCCTGTCCTCGAATTCAGGACGGGACTTTGGTTCCATTGTCGGGGCGATGGCAGAACTCGGGTATGGTCTCGCCTACAGAGTGTTGGACGCTCAATACTTCGGAGTTCCCCAACGACGCCGGCGAGTGTTCGTTGTTGGATGTGCTGGAGACTGGCGACGTGCCGCAGCGGTTCTTTTTGAGTCCGGTTGCGTGTCGGGGGATTCTTCGAAGGGCGGAAAAAAGAAACAAGACGTTGCCGGAACCCTTGCGTCTCGCACTACAGCAGGCGGCGGGTTAGGGACTGATTTTGATCTGAGCGGCGGTCTTACTGTTGGTGCTCTGATGTCAGGAGCCACAACGAAAGGACATGGCGTATCCGGTGTCAATAATCAGGCAGTTGCGGCTGGCCATGTGATACCGGCAATCGCATCCTCAACCGGGAGCATAGCCCACTGCTTAAACGCTGGTGGAATGGGGCGTCAGGACTACGAGACGGAAACAATGATAGCCTGCACTCTGCCAGCCTCCGATGGCGGTGTGAGCTCAGGATATCATCCTGTGATTGCAATTCAGGAGCGAGCCGTCAGCACGAACATTGAGAACGGCCCACAGGGGGCAGGCTTTCGCGATGACGGCAAGGCGTACACGCTGGAGGCGAGAAACAAAGTGCAGGCAGTCGCCTTCACTCAGAATCAACGAAACGAAGTCCGGGAACTGGACGTGATTGGAGCTCTACAGGCAAATCCGGGAATGAAGCAACAGGCGTACCTGTCGCAGCCAGTCGGCGTTCGTCGTTTGACTCCCAGGGAATGCGAACGGCTTCAGGGTTTCCCAGATGATTGGACTTTGGTCTTGCATCGAGGGAAGCCGGCGGCTGATGGTCCGCGGTACAAAGCGATCGGGAATTCAATGGCGGTTCCAGTGATGCGATGGATCGGGAAGCGGATTGAATTGGTCTGAAAGTAACAGCGGAACTTGTATTCGATCCTCATGGTGGGGACCGGAATTTATTGGGCTTTTGAAGGGTGTTAGAGATGGCAGTTTCTTTGCGTGATCGTCAGCGGGTAGCTGATTTGGTGAAAAGTGAGTTTGCAGCCCGCTACAACGCGGCGACTCGTGAGCCGAGCAGCCTGGACATCGAGAAGGCGGAAGAGAGTCTGACGAAGTCCCTGAAGCTGTCAGCGATGATTGCCCAACTGGATGCGGCTGAAAAGAAGGCTGCTGAACTCCGGAAGAAATTGGCTGAATCAGTTCGCAAGGCGAAACCAGCGGACATGGTGATCGAAAGCGGCAGCCGCCGGAATCGCTGGGACAACTGTGAATGCTCTGGCGACTTCCGGGAACTCCTGAAGGACATCGCGAAGCACAACGCGACAAAGGAAGTGCGGGCCGGTCAGAATCGATTCACCGTGTCTCAGCAGGAACGGACACTGTTGGCGAAGGTTGAAGTCGCTGGGTCAACTGACGATCTAACGGCGGTACTTAAGGCGGCTGGTCTGGTCTAAAATGAGGAGCGGTATTCCGTTCCGATCGTGAGGTGGTGCGTGGTGACAAAGGAAGATTTGGCGATAGCTCAGGAGTGCATGGGCCATGCTCACAGGTTGCGAAACGCGGCGGATGGACTGCGTGAGCAAATTGCTGGCTATCGCGAAGAAATTAAGCGATGCGGGGATGCTCAGGTGCGGGCGCATTTGCTTGAGGCGATTGTGCGATGCCAAGACGGTGCCACACTTTGCGACAGTCGGGCAGACGTATGGGCCAACGAAGCAGAATGCTGGGAATCGGGTAAGTATTGAGCAGCGGTTGTCGATGTCCGATCGTCTTGAAAACAATGGAAAAGGTTCCCTGTGGCCTTTGGCGGCTCTGCTGATTGCTTAACGGCGTTTTTCAGTATTCCGCCTACACACGACAGCCGGGAGAGATCGGCACTGGCAGGTAGCTCAAAAGAGTAGAGCCCGGCTTAGCCGGAGGTTGGGAGTTCGAGACTCTCCCTGTCAGTTTGAATCAACAGCGGTGTTGGTGTTCGCGTTTACTTTTTCAGGGGAAATCAAATGACTTTTAAGTTGAGCAAATCAATTCAGGTCGGGCAAAAAATTCACACCGGAGCCGGTTGGGCTGTCGTTACCGAAGTAACCGAAGAGGGGGCCGTAACCAAGCACGGGCTCATCAAGTTCGGCGATACGGTGTACGGCTGGAAGGCAAATTGAGCATCGGTTAACCATAGCTCTGTTGGCCATGATTCCGAAGCAGATTTCGGGATCATCAACATCGGTTCGGAACTCCAGTGTTGCCCTAAGCCATTGACAGCGAAACAAACCCTGGTACACTGACGGCACCGCTTGGCTCTTAAAAACACACTGTGACTGCTGACCGCCCTCAGAAATGTGGCGGACTTATCGCGTCGTGGGGTGTCGAGATGTCGGACAAGCCAAAGAAGGTTTGGTATAGCAAAAGCAACATCTTCGGCGTATTGCAAGTGGCTGCCGGACTCACTGGCGTCCTGATTGGGTCTGAGTTTGTTCAGCAATACCCGACAGCGATTTCTGCCGCAGTCGCTATTTCCGGGACAATCACGATTGGCTTGCGTCTTATCACTTCCGTTCCAGTGGAGTGGTAAGCATGGCCAAAAAAGCCCCCGCAAAACCTCCGGCAAAGCGAAAGCCAGCGGCCAAGAAAGCCACTACTGCCGTCGTAGTGCCATCGAAGTCAATCGCGTGGCGGTCTTGGTTTTTTGGTGGGTCCAAGGCTGCTGCGTTGATTGTTTGCGGGGCAGTGGCTGGAGTTTATGCAGCGGGCGGCATTGAGGTGGGGCCGGG